AATTATTGGATATTTTAATGATAACATTGTTTGTATGATAATAGGCTTAGTAGGAATAATTATTGGCGATTTTATAGATACATTTATACTTGGTAATAACCCATTTACAATACTTTTAGCAATAATTATAGCAATCGGTGCAACAATTGCCAACAAAAATCCATTATATAATTTTACAGCTTTAATGTGCGGAGAAAGTTTCCTAACATTTTGCATTGGTCTTTTGATAATTCTAGTAAATTGTTTAATTTCTCTTATTAAAAAAGAAAACATAAATAATAAAGAAGAACCTAGACTAAATAAATAGTCTAGGTTTCTTCTTTTTTTAATAAGTATATGAATCATTTTTGTAAACAGTTACTCCTGCAAACTTACTCATAATTTCTAGTTTTTCCTTTGCTGTCTTATTTGGTAGATTTCTTACATAATTCTCTACTATTTCTCTATCTGAAGAACTACTTGGTTTGTATTCTAATGCATATAAAATAATTTTTTGAGTGTATGTAGCTCCTTTTATTGAGTCAATATAATCAAATACTTTGTCTTTTTTGCTTCCTGTTATTGACTTTCCATCAACTGTTCCATCGTCTTTTTTATCTGAAGTAAATTTTTGTGATTTGTATTGTAAATATTTAGTTATATTTAGTCCATTTTCAGTAAAAGTATTTTTAATTATAGGATACTTTGTGTCTGAATCAGACAGAATATAAGTTTCGTACAATACGGTTTTTTCGTTGTTGGAATAATTTGAATTTACAAGTTTGTCTATTTTGTCATTGTCTTTTTTTAGTCCTTTAGTAATTATCTTATAATTGTAATATGTTGATGGACTTACATTTTTTAATATTTCTCTTGTTTTAAGATACTCTTTAGAATCTATTTCAAGTACGTCATATTTTGCTTTCGAATACGAATCAGAAACAATTTCATTTATTATACTTGCTTTTTCATTGTTGTTTAAATTTTTATAATCTTTATTGTTTAGTAGACTATCTAACGACTCCTCTACATATTTGCCACTAACTCTTTGAAATTTATTTCTTTGTTCTGATGACATTGTAATTTTTTCACCTTTATTATTTATGTAATATGGTGCCGTTCTTGGAAAAATTGTAGTGTCTCCGGTATTCATATAGACATTATAAATCTCTTGTCCTGTTTTAGTTAATTGTCCTTTATTAGTGTTTGCAGGATTAAGCATTACATTCCATAAATTATTATTTCCTCCATATTTTTGTATGTCATTTCCTAAAGTATCAACTGACGCAGGTGATGTTTGGCTTAATCCAGGAATTTTTGCCTTTACAGAATTTATGGCACTTTTTATTGGCTGTCCATATTCAAAAGATGATCTTTGTGTTCCATCTACCATATCTGCAATTTGCTTACAAAATGTAGGTACTGCTCTAGCAGGTAATTCCAATACAGCTTGTGAAAGATTTTCTAAAGTTGTTCCATTTCCATTTAAGACAGTATTTAAACTCTCCATAAATGATTGTTGTAGTAATTGTTCTGTACCAATATTCATAGCCTTGATTGCTTTGTCTATAGCACTGGCATCTGGATTGTCTTTGCTGTATTTGACATAGTTAGTCATTATTGCTAATGGTGTTGCGACTGGTTGTGCCCAATCGTATGTGAAACTTCTATCTCCAATCTTTATAGAATAACTACTTATCCCTAAAGAGTTTTTCATAAAGTTTTTAACATCTTTATCATCGTCAGGTTCTCCTGTCGCTACGCCTGCTTTTGCCAATGCATATCCTAAAGTATAAAGCATTGTTCCTGCTAATCCTTTGCCAACATTTTGTACGAAATCATGTTGTAACTGTGGGGAATACTGGCCGTTTTGTAAAGAATTAGTGAATCTTTTAGCATCAAAAGCTAATGTTTTTGTTAATCCTACTGGCGAATAATCCACAATAGCCTTTGTCAAGTTTGCTGGTGTTTTTGCAAATGGAATTAAAACATCTCCTAGTCCATATCCTTTAACGTTCGCTTTATTTAGAATTTTCCTTATGCTTAAGACTGCTTGAGTATAATTATTACTATCTTGCCATGTTCTCTGTAAAGCCTCATTAGTTGCTATATCTATCATATCTTGAGTAATTTCTGTAGTGTTATTTAAAATCATTTGATTGTTTATAGAATTAGTATAAGTTGCTTCATAAAATCCTCTATCTCCTACATCTAATGCAAAAGATAACATATTATCCACTCTATTAAGCGTTTTTCCTATTCCTTTATCTTTAAAGCTTTTGCCCTCTCCTATTTCAAATCTATTACCTTCTACATTTCTTGTATTAATTCCTTTTCTAAAATCATCATACGATTCAAATACACCTTTTTTGAATCCTTTTGCATACCCTTTCACTCCTTCTTTAGTTACTCCAGTTGTTCTTACTCCTGTCTTTTTGGAGATTAATTTATCTAATGCTCCCGCAAATACATCGCTTGTTGCATTTACTGGCAATACCACTGCATTTCCCATAACATTTCTTACTTGCGTCTTTGGATTAAATAACATCGATATACGCATCCATGCTTTTAAACTTTGTCCTGTTGTTGGTGGTATTTTATCACTTACAAGTTTTTGAATTTGTGCTAATTTTATATTCTTCTCTCTTCCATCTTCTATACTTGCTACTTCTTTCATAGTATCTAATATTGTCTGAGTCTCTTCTTGCGTCAAATTAAAGTTATCCTGATTAGCTTCAATCCACTGTCTAGATTTTCCTTCTACCATCTTGCTGTAAGCTTCGTTCAGTTCGCTTTGTGCATAATAAAACATACCTTCTGGAGTTAATCTTGAAAGTATATTATATGCTTGAACAGCTTGTCCTGCGTTTGTTCCCATTTGTCGCATTTTCTTTGCAACTTCCACTGCTCCTTGATAATCTCCAGCATCTTGGTATTGTTTTAACAATATCCAACCTTTGGCAACATCTTCTGCTTTTACATTTTTTTCATTTTTACTAAACCAACTTAATGTTTCTTCTTTTCCACCGTCTTTTAAAGATTCGTATGCTTTTTGTAATGTTTGTTCGTTAGTAATCCCTTTGTAGTATCTTATATTTTCATCCTTTGACATTTCTTCTCTAAAATCTTTATTTATAAATTGACTATCTTTCACAACATTTTCATAAAAGTTACTCTGCCTATTTCCTTTTTCATACTTTTTATGATTTATTTTTGGAGTTGTACTTGAATCTTCTTTTGATAGACTTGATATTTCACTTGGATTTATGTCTTTCTTTTGTTTAGTCCACTCGCCTAATTCATTAGAGGTATCTTGTTTTTCTGAACTTTCATTCATATTAAAAGAAGTAGAATCATCTACTCCTTGTTTTCTATTATTTCCTTCGTTTTTAATATTACTTGTCTGTTGGTTGCTGTTGGGTGTTCCTTCAGAAATTCCAACATTTTTTTCTGCTGTTCTTCCGTTTTTAAATTTGTCATTGATGTCATACACGCTTCTTCTTCCAGTCCCGCTTCCCTCATCATTTTCAATATTTGTTTCACTAATTCTGTTACTTGTATCACTTCCATCAATCCCTTCATTTAAAATATTAGTTTCAGTTTTATCTTTAACTAATCCTAGGTTTTCCCAGCTTTCAACTAACTTTACCGGAACTTGTTCTATTCCTAATTCACTTGCAATCTTTAGTCTGTGATTTCCATTTTCAATAGCAAATGTTCCGTCATTTTTTCTGTATATTTCAATTGGCTCTACAATCCCATTCTGTCTTATACTTTCTCTTAAACTTTCTATTTGTTCGGTTGTTCTATGTCCTCCATCTTTAGCCAATTGGCTCAAATCATTAGTATTTATATTTTTAGTTTCGCCTAATTGTAAATTATTATACTCTTTAATATTATTTTTTTCAATACTATTTGGGATATTTTGACTACTTCTAGTTTTATTTACAGCATTATTTATTGTATTTACCCACTCGTCTGATGTGAATTTTTGAAAAGCTACTGATGTTTTTGATTGACTATCATATTGTGTTATACTTTTACTTGGCTCTATATCAAACCAACTTTTATATGCAATTTGCTCTATCTCTGCATTGCTTTTGTTAGCTATTCTCTTGCCAATCTCGTCTGCAACAGTCAACCATTGCTTTACAGTTCTTCTTCCATTTCTGTTAGCAGGTGTCATATCTAATACTTCATTTACCTCTGTTGAATCATAGGTATTAGTATCATTCTTATACTGCATATACTTCTTTCTTCTTGTTTGATCATTTTTAGAATCTATTTTTGTGTCTAATCTATTTGCTTCTTCTAAAGAATTAATATTTTGCCTTATTGAACCAACATCCGCATCTGATACTTCATTCATATTGTTTAGTACATCTAACATCATACTTTTATAATCTTCTGATATATTACTATTTGTTATTTCTTTACTTGCCATTTGCTTTAATTGATTTGAATATGTATTTTCTGTGTTTACTGTTGGCAAATTTCGCTCTACATTTGTATTGTTGTTTGCTTGATTTGTTGTTTGTTGCTCTTGTGTTATATATCCATCTCCGTTTATTACTTTTTGAGCCTCGTTTATTCTTGAATTTACTTCATTTGTCTTGTTTTGTTGTTGTACTTCTTTATATGTACTTCCACCTAGTCCTAAAGCATTTAATGCCAATGTTGTTAATACTGTTATTTTTGCAGTTTCTTTTAATTGGTCAAAGTCCACTACTTTACCATCATCTTGATACATAAATTTGTCAACTGTGTTTTGACCTATATCCGTTAATACTTCCTCTAATACTTCGCCACCTACTTCATAGCCTTTACTTGCTATTTTTTGACCAACTTTTGATTTAATATTTTTTGAAATGAAGTTAACTGCTGTATTATCCAAAGTCCCTTTTGGCAAGAACTTAATTCCACCAGTTAGCTTTTCTGCACCTACCTCAATAGCTCCTTTTAAATCTCCGGCAAGTTTTGCTTTTCTAATGTCATTTTCTCTTAATAATGCTTCTCCTGAAGCATTTCCAGAGGAAGACATAAACATTGCTACATTTCCTGTTCCTGGCATTATTGCATTCAATGCCATAGTTGGAGCCACATTGCCTAAGCTTCTACTAATGTCTCCTAATGTTTGCATTGTTGGAGAAAGTTCCTGCCTTGCTATTGTGTCAGCATTTTTGTCAGCCTGAGTCTTTCTTATCTGCTCTACTAAATTCTTGTTAGTTTCTTCCAATCTTTTTCTTCCATTTTCATCTGTAAATTTAGCTAAAATCTTGTTATCTAATACCCTTTGATTATCGTCTGCAACTGATGTTTGCAGATATTGTCCAATAGATTTTCCCCAACCAGTTATCGCTCCTTTAGCAGTATCTATTAAATATCTGGTTTTTGCTGGAAAACTTACTTTAGGATCATTTGACTTCATATCTTCGTAGGTTTGAGAGGATATTGAAGATTCTCCAAGTGGTTGCAAATCCTCTTTTGCAGTTTTTAATGTTTCGTTTTCTTTTTTTAATGTATTTATCAATCTTGAATCACTAAAAGGATTGCTTATCTCTCCTGTTCTTCTTGAATTTGCAATAAAACCTGCTTTTGGTAATTCATATATTTTTTGATCATCTTTTCTTTTCATTTTAGAACTTGCTGTCGGTAACTCTTGAGAGCTTGATGTATCTCTTATTGTTTGTTTTTCTTCTTCCATTGCAGTTGCTATTTTATTTATTTTTTTCTTTTCTTCATCTGACAATTTAAATTTTATTGCCATAATTCCCTCCTATTGTTTGCTCCAATATTTAATTACTTCATCTGGAGAACTAAAATATTTTCCGGAATATTTATCATAAATTTTTTGGCTAACTCCTGGACCAGCTACATGTTGTAAACCCTTAATAATATCTTGTAAAGTAATATTTTGAGTAGTTTCAGTATTTGTTTTAGTACTGTCTCCAAATGTTTTTGAACTATTAGAACTATTGCTTTTTCTTGAACTGCTTGATCTTCTTGAACTACCCGAGCTAGTAGCTTTTTTTTTTGACAATTCATATTGTTTTAACGCTAAATCATATTCTTTTTGCCATTGACTATCCGCAACCTTATCTCTACTTACTTGATAATTATAATCTCTATTATTCATTGTTTTTGTATAATCATAATTTGCAAAATTCATATAATTGCTTAATGCATCTTGATATTTTTGATATGCTAATTGATTGCCATATTTTTGTAACTCTAGTTTTGCATTTTCAATATCAGCTAACAATTCGTTTTCTTTTGTTATGTATTGTAATTGTGTATTATTTAATTCTTGATTTATATTTTGAATTGATTTATCTCTATTGGCTTGCAATGAAGCTAAATTATTGCCATAAGCATTCTCAATGTTTGCATATGCACTTCCCACAGTTCCTGTTTTGTCTAAACCTGCTTGCGACAATTGTTGTTCCATTGATTTTTTTGCTAGCATAGAATTAATGTATGCTTGTCTAGCATTATCATTATATGCTTGCATTACATCATTTTTTTGTGCATTTATTTGATTTGTTGCTATTTGTTGTTGGCTTGCTAATGCATTTTTTCTATTTTCAGCTATTTTTTCATATTGTGCTAGTAATGCTTGCGAATCATTTCCAACATTTGATGTAGCTTTATTTGCGTAATCTTCTGCTAGCTGTTGTGTTGTTTTTGTAGGTTGAGTAGGTTGAGCCTGAGTTGTTTGTGTTGGTTGTGTAGCAACTGTAGTTCCAGTAGTTTTAACTGTATTTGTTTGTCCTGGTAATTTTAACGTATTTCCCGTATATATCAAGTTAGCATTTTTTATATATGGGTTTAGTCCCATAAGAGTACTTACACTTGTATTATATCTTTTTGCTATTCCGCTTAATGTATCTCCACTTTTTATTTTATATGTTGACATCTTTCCCTCCTAAAAAATAAGCTAGGCATATAGCCTAGCTATTATTTCATTTGAATACCATCAATTGTATGACCAAAGATTCCTGCGTAACTTTCTGTTCCTGTTTCTGTTTTGCTGTTTACCCAATTTAGCCATCCATCCTCAATTGTATGTACTCTGTAATCTACATGGCCTTTTGTTGATTTAATTTTAATACAGTCAATAGATTGTCCATAAATTCCAGCGTATGAGTTTGGATTGCTCCTATCATTTTTCTTGTAATTTTTAGAATTTACTTTATCTAGCCAGTTTCCATTTTTTATATGAGCTTGAACTGTAATTTCTCCATACTCTGGTTTACATCTTAATCCACTTATTGCTTTTCCATACAAACCTGCATATCCTTCGTCTGAGCTATCACATTTATTTACTTCTGGTAACCATTCTCCAGCATAGGCTTGGTATGTAATTACTCCTGTATAATCAGGTTCTGGCGTTGGCTCTGGTATTGGTTTAATCTCTTCATCACAAGCTGGTCTACCATATCCTGCGATATAATCTGCTCCAATAGGATAATCCCATTTTGCTACTTCGCTATTTCCTGAGTTGCCTTCTATCGTGTAAACTCTGCCATTCTCTATTTTATAGACTAAACCTGTGTGATATATATCTCCTGCTTTTCCAAAGAAGATTTGGTCGCCTACTTGTGGAGTATTAAACAATCTTCCTTTTTGTTTATAAAAATTCATTGAAAAACTACAGCCAGCTCCTGTTGATTTCTTTGGTTGGCATAGTAATTCTAATGCTTTATCTACTCCATAAGCTTGTACAAAGCACCAGTCTACAAAAATATCGCACCAATCGTAGCCATTTTTCTTGCCGTTATAAAATCCAGAAATATTATCTAAATCTCTGGCATATTTATTATATTTCCCACTTATATTTGCTGTTTTGTTATCAAGTTGTGAATTACTCTTTTTTCCTTTATAGCCCACTTCTGCTAGAGCTATTTCTATTGCTTTATTCATAAGATTATTCTCCTTTATTTTTGTAATTGATATTTGAGATGCCTAATACTGCGCCCATAAAAGTTGTAACTGCTGTCATTATTGTTAGAACTATGTCAGTACAGCCAACATTAAAGCAATTAAGTATTACACCTGTCAACGTTGTTAGAGCTGGTAAAAATACTAATGTGATCCATTTTAGTACATCATAAACTTTGTTACTCATAATCAATCTCTCCTTTCCTTCAAAATTATCAAGTCTTCGTGTATTGTCTGAAACCCTGCTATTGCTCTCTCGTCGTGCTGTTTAAACTCTGTATTTGTGTTGTCCATACTTGTTTTTAACAGATTTAAGCTTTCTGCTATATTTCTATTAGATGCTGACAGTTCGCCCAACAGCTTACTAGTAGCTTCTCGTTCTGCTTTTTTCTCTTCTTGTTCTTCCTTCCTTTTAACTTCATCTTGTGTTTCTTTATCTTTTCGGTCTTTCCTGTCAAGGTACAAAAATACAATAAAAAGAACAGCCATAGTAACTGTTCCTCCGTTTGCTAGAAGAATATTTATGAGATTATTCGTTTCTTCCATAAGTTTCTCCTTTCCTAATTTTTTAGATAAACATATCTTATATAAAATGTGTCTGTAACGCTCGAACCTGTAGGATTGTACAAGGCAACATCTCCACTAATTGTAGGTCTAACTTGAACATAACCATTGCTTGCACCACTTCCATAATATACACTACAAGCAATACAATTAAATCCTGTTACTGTTGGAACTGTCACACTTGCATATTCATAACTTCTAGAAGCAATTGTTTTTGAAAAACTTACATCTTTATATGTAATACTACTTAAAGTATTACCATTTACTAATATATTTTTATTGAAATAAAATGGTATATTAGCTGAATTGTAGATATGACAAAAGTTTGAATTTTGTGAGCCTATTGAAACAGTATTTCCATTGTTCGTCGATTTTAATAGTCCTGCAACTGCCTCTATTTCTTTTGCTTGAACATTTGCCCAACCTTTCTGTCCGTTGCGAAATTTATATACATTTATGGCATTAGCTGTATTTTTTCCACTTGTATTACAAGACCTATAACCCACATTCATATCAGTTGCAGGACTGTCACTTGGTACGAAATTCCATTCATTTCCTCTAGTAGGATTTATAAATTGACAGTTTAATTGTCCACTTATAGTTCCTCCGTTAGTCGTAATAACTCTTTTTCCATTTTCCTTAAGTGCTCCATTTACATTTACATCATCTTTTCCTATATCAATAATAGGCAAACCTCTTGTTACGGTGGTACTGTATGTATTACTTGTAAAATAATCGCTTAAAACAAATTCAAAATTAAATGCTTCCGTATAGCTAAAATCTGTTCCTAGTTCTCCTGAAAAAGTAAAGTTGTTGCCAGTTCTTGTTGCTGTTACTGTGGTGTAGGAGCTCCAAGTTGTTTCAGTCGACTTCTTATATCGCCATTTTAATTCAAAAGTATTATTTCCTATTCCAAAATTTCCATTGAAACACAAACCTTGAACACTTGCATTTATCGTGTTTGATGTAGTGCTTGGTCTATTCAATATTACACCTGTTATGACAGGCTTAATATATTCTACTAATGTCTTAGTTAGCGTAGCACTTGCTGATAATCCTCTACTATCAACACAGCTTAAACTAAATGTTCCACTATCAACTGAATTTATAGTTGATGTTGATGTTGTTTTTGTTTGGCTACCATTTACTACTTTAACTGAAGAAATTGTCGCACTATTCTTAGCTGTTGCCGTTATAACTACTTTTGCGTTTGATATATATCTAATTAGTTTATTTTTATTGCCTGTTGCTTGAATTGCTGATGTGTTTGTATCTTCTACTATACCACTAATCGTTGGATTACTATTTACAACAAAGGAATTAAAGGTACAAGTTGATGTTCCAATTAGTGTATTTCCTGAATATGTGCTACAAGTTATTGTTCCTTTCCCTGAATTTGCGTTTGGTATTTTTGCATAAAAAGATGTTGGAATTGTCCATCCTATACTTGTACTTGATGTCTTAGTTGCAATTGTTCCTGTTAATCCTAGAAAACTATATGTAAGAGTATGAGTAAATGTTGAACTAGCCCTGTTAATGTTAATTGTAGTTGCACTTCCAATGTTTCCATCTGCACAAGTTACAGAGCTTGTTCTTGGAATTGTCGGTAACTTTATTGTTTTGCTTATGCTACCATTTGGGTAATAACTACTCAATTTTCCATCGAAAGAAAATGTTATAACAATTGTTTTTTTGCCATCTGCTGAATGCGAAATTTCTGCATTTGGACTTATATTCAATACTGATTTATACCCATTTGAGCCTAAATCATATTTAGGGTTTTTAGTTGTTGAATATAATTGACTTCCGTCTGTGTTTTTTACTGTAAATACTGCACTTGATGTTGAGTTGTATGGATGATATGTACTGTTATTTCTCTTAACGTAGCCTTGTACTGCTATAATTTTTGTTTTGTTAGTAGCTATGTCTTGCTCATATCTCACGTCAACTGCTAAATTAAATCCATTTGTTGGAGTTGCTATATTCCCGTTAAAGCTAATTGTTTCCATCCTATCCTCCTATCCAGTGAATATGGGTTCTTTTCTCACTATTTACAGTTGTTTTCATAAGTTTTAGATACCCCATTTCAGCTGTTCCTGTAATCTTCATATTATCCGCTTCCATTCCATCTTTATCATACTTTGCTTTTTGTTTGCTATAAGCATACATATATGTGCCGGTATTGTTCATTGTCGTACTAAATTCGCTATCTGATTTACCTACACTTACACCACTTTCATTTATATCTACAGTCGTATTTTTTACAGTTTTAACACCTTCGTTATTGATTTGGTCTATTTGAACCTGTAGTCCTTGAGCAGTCGTAGTTACCGTCGTTTGTTGCTTCTTAATAATCTCAATATCGTCTTTAATAGTTTGATTTTCAGCTTCAATTTGTTCTGCTGTTAAGTAGTCGTTGTTTAATCTTGTAGTCGTTTCAGTTACTTGTGAAGATATTTGTCCTAAATTTGTGGATATTTCAACTGTCCTCTCTGTTATATCATTGAAATTATTGTCTATTTCTTCTTTCATAGAATCTACATAATCAATAGTGCTATATAATACTTTCTTCTTCCAGTCACTTTCTTCGTAGCCCTTTCTCCCAACAGTAGTAACTAATATCTCTCCTCTCTTTCCTTCCGGGTGGTCTGTATCAGATTGTAAAATCCACATATCTCCTGCATTATAGTTTTCTGGCTTTGTTAGATAAGTTTTATTCTTGGTTTTTGCTTCTTCTTTTGCTCCACTTTCTGTTGTCCAATCTTCGTCATTATATAATCCTATTGTTCTTGTATTTATACAGGTATATACTATATTTCCATCTATCCAGGTATCTCCTTTATAATAGGGTGGATTTGGTTTTGAACCATAATTCCTGCTAACATCTTCATATTGCGAATTGATTTTTTCTTCAGTATTTGATAGTCTTTTATTTAGATACCCTAGATTAACTGAATCTTCATCGTATTTAGGCTCTCCCATCTTAATCTCCTTTATAATAACTTCCTACTGTATAAACAACACATATAGAATTAAAGTTCATATTACTATTTTCTTTGTTTTCAACATATAAAGAAAAGAAAGATAGCTTTTTGGCTTTCTTTCTTATAATTGTTGTTTTAGGATATGTTGAATTGGTATAAACTTTAGACAATACCTGTTTATTTCCATTTTTTAATCTGTATCCTATGTCCAATTGTGAATCTGTAGGATTGCTTGATATAGCAACTCTTTTTATATTCTTTTTATTTGCTATATTATTTAAATCTAATATAACAGAGTTCCATTCCGCTTCTACATTATCTGTATTATCTTTAAATCTATTCGCATCATTATCGTCTCTAAACTTGCATATATTTCCGTATTTATCTCCAAAATACAATTCATTATTCCATACAAACCATATTTTAACTGGTAAATTAGTCCAATAAAACCATTCGTATTGATAATTACTATATTTTGAATTACTGTTAGTCGTTTTGAATCTACTGTCTGCTACATAAACATGGTCGTTAATTGCTAAGTAATATTTTCCGTCATTTGATATTCCTACTGCGTTCTTTAAATTAGGTTCTTGCTTCAATTTTGCATCAATATAGTAGCTCTTATGATATACATATATTTCATCTGACAAAGTTGCTGTATTTAATGCAAATACACCGTTTGCAGTTAATATCAAAGGCTCATTTATTAATGTATCATGTGCATAATTACTTATATTTCCTTCACCTTTTACGCTACCTTCAATATTAAATCTCTCTTCTCCATTAAATGTTGCATATCCTATTCTAAATAAAGTTGCATCTGTATCTGATACATCTTTTAATGCTGCCATTTTCCCATCGTTCAATCTAACTAATCCTGTTAGTGGTACAACTTCCAAACCTGCTACAATTGTATTATCTGCCGGTATGTATGTAACATTATTAATATGTGAATAACTTATTATATTTGGCAAGTCTGGATTTCCTGCCATAAACACCCTATTGTTGGCTCCTGCATATCCATAGACACACATCATACTACATTTGTTTATTTGAGATTTATTGCTCTCAATTATTTTTTTATATTTAATTCTTACATTATCTCTATTATCTATTACTGGTTTTCCAACTGCTGAACTAAATATAACTTGTCCTTTAGTTAAATCTACCCTATAATCTCCATCATTTACTTTTTTTATAACCCATTCAGCATTTTCATTCAAAACTTCTACTAATTCTATCGCCGTTATATTTGTATCGTCTAATTGATATGTTGTATCAGTTTCTGTACTTGTGAATAAATTGATCCTACTGTCTGACATCAAATTTACTTGCTCATAGATTTGACTTGCTAATCCATTAGGAGCTCTTGCTATTTGTGTTGTAGGAATATATCCAATTTCATCTAAATATTTAACTTTATTAGTACTTTCTAATAAATCATATACTACTGCTCTATTCCCATCTAAAATAAGCAATTTTGAATTAATTATAACTCCTTGTGATATAGTATTTGCTAGTCCTGTTAATATCTCTGTATAACTGCTAAAATCTGTTTTCATTTCATATAGTTTAGCGCCACAATGCACAATAAAAAACTCTCCCGACACAGTATCTACATTCCATATTCCATTTATATTGGCTTTTTGACCTAGATAAGCTAATACTTTATAGCCATTTCTCTTTTCAATTGTACCATTATTGTTTATAAAATTATATCCTCTAGGGCTTCTTCTTTTATCTATATCTGATATTGAAGAGCTGAAATCTACACCCAAAAATCCTGTTAAATTTGCTTCGTATGTTGTTGGACTTAAAGGAACATTAAAGTTTGCCATACTAATATACCTCTTCTATACTTTCTTGATTTTCTACATTGATATATAAATCTTGTAATCCTACTTCAAACTCATTTCTGTATGCGGTCGCCTGTGATATATCATCATCTTTATATAATTGACTAGCAATATATAAAGGAATTAGCACACAAGCTTCTTCTGGTAGTTCTATTTCGTAAGCATCTTCTGTTGTACTGTCTATTTTTGTAATACTCGTTTTATTATATTTTTTATTTTCCTCATCATACTCATATAAGTTCATTATATATGGTTTAATTCTCTGTATAGCTTCATTTGCGACTGCTGGCATAGCACTCAAGTACCATTTACAGTCATCATCATTTCTTAATTCTGTCAAATTGTTTACAGTTATAGGTTCATCTTTTGCAAACATCTTTTGTAGTGATATTATTTGTATTTCTCCCCAAGTCATATTTTCCTCCACTTCTGCTAGAATCGAACTAGCTTATTCCTTTTAAAAAGTGATATATTAGGCTAGATTATACTAGCCCTGCATTTCTTAATTGCTCAAAAACTGGTCTTGTTACATCAGTTTCTTCGCCTCTTACTATTTTTGCATATTTTTCATTAATACCTACAATGATTTCTTTGTCTTGTGGGTTTAATTTGTCTATTGGAATCAATATTTTAATTGTTTCTTCGTTCTTATTCTCTTTTTCTGTTTTCTTTATTTCTTGTTCAATTTTTTTAGTAGCCATTTTTTCTCCACCTTTCTTATTCTCTTTTTCTGTTTTATAAAAATGAAGGGGCTTTTACGCCCCTATGTGTTAGGCTTTTACACCTGTTTCAACTCTTATTAAAGCAAGAGGTTGAGTAATAACAGCTGTAAAACAGTTTTTCCAACCAACACTTGCTCTTTGGTCTAATGGATCTGAAGTACCTGCAGAACCGTTAGGTTTTACTATAATTTCAGGCTTTCCTGCGCCACCTTCTAGGTCAACACATGCATAAGCATCTTTACCGTAAGCATAAGCAATATGTACAGCTATCTTTGTACTTTCTGCTGAACTATTAACAACAGATAAGTTAGTTGTTTCAAAGAATTTCATACCGTGCATTTTTCCAAGTTCACCTTTAACCATTTGTTCTGGTTTAGCATATTTAGAAACATCAACCCATGAACTATCACTCATTAAATCATAAGCGATGTCTGGGTCAACTTGCATGTGATAGAAGCCATCTTCAAATCTTTTAGCATTTGCATTTTTTAATTTTCTTACAATTTTTTTGATGTCTTCTGCAGTTAAATTTTTAGTTGTAGCAGATTCTAATCCTGCTCTTGTTGTTGCACTTCCAGCAAAGTACACATTTGTGCCTCCAGCAATCGCTGTTTGAATACGAGTATCAACAACATTTCCTGCTTCTTCTCCAAGTAATTCAGAAGTTTCTGTAATAACAGGGTCAATACCTGTCATTTGAATTAAGTCAGAAAATTCTACGAAGTCGCCTTCTTGTGCAACAGTTGCTGTTACTGTTGTAATATTTAAGTTGTTTCCGTCTGGTGTTTTACCTTCTGTTAATGAAGCTGTTGGTGCAGTTAATGAATTAAATTTTCTAAAATTCATTGTTCTACCTGAATTTTTAGGTAATTTTTTCTTCATTGCGTCTTTGTAGAAATTTAATTGTGGTAATAATCTTGTTAATAGTGTTTTTTCATAAAAAGTCTTATCCTCTGCTGATAATTGATTTTGGTTTGTTACATTTGTTATAACTTGTGTTTTGGTAACCATTTTAATTTCCTCCCTTATTTTTAATTTTTTGGCATTAAAAAATAGCTACTTATCTTGTAAGTAACTATTTTAACTCGCCGTCTTTGGCTTTTTGAATATATTTCTCAAACTGTTCACTCGACATACTGTTCCAGTCTAGGTCTTGAACTTCTGTATCTTCAATTGCACCTGGTGTGGTCGAATTATTAGCTACAATTTGCTTTGCTGTATCAACTGATTTCTTTTCAAACTTGCTTATGAATTTTTGATAGTCTTCATATATTTGTGCTAGTGGCACAGTACCTATCTTTCCATTTGCAAAACTATTAAAGTCCTCGTCTTTAGTAAGCTCTTGTAGCTTCTCAACTGAATATTTATCAACAAAATCTTTAGTATCATTTTGATACCAAATCTCTTGCTTGTTTTGTTCTTCAGCTTTTATTTTGGCTTCAGCTTCTTTTCTAGCTTTGTCCTTTTGAAGTTCCCTATAGCCTGTTATAGGGTCTTCTCCTTTTGAATCTAATTCATACATATCTAAATATTCTTGTACATCATATTCATCTTTGATAATTTGTCCCGTATAAGGATTATTTCTTCCAATGTATGATTGTACCTTACCTTGATTTAGTCCTTGCTCGTATGCTTCTTTTCTTGCCTGCTCAATCTGCTTTTTAGCATCTTCTTGAGCTTTTCTACGAATACTTGCATATTTTGCATTTTCTTCATTAGATTGCTTTTCTGTCTCTTGTTCTTCTTGCTCTTCTACCTCTTCTACTTGCTCAGTATCTTGTTCAGAAACTTGCTCAGTAGTTTCAGTTTCGCTAGTAGTATTTTCAACTACTTCTTCTTGTTCAGCGACTTCAAGATTGTTTACGCTTTCATTTACTTCTTCTTCCATAAGATTCCTTTCTATATGAGATTTTTACGCTATTCACTGCGAATTTATATAAAAAAAATAACTCTGTAAAGAGTTACTGTTTATATCGTTGTTTGTTGCCCTGCAGATACTGGTGTTTCTGCTTGTTGAATTATTTGCATCACGTATTGTAATATTTGTGGATTTTGTGCTATCTTCTGACTTATCTCAGGTGGCAATAATTGTTTCTTTCTTATTTCTTTTAGTTTAGCCTTAAATGGCATTGCTGTTTCTGGATATAAATCTATATAATCATCAAATGTTATATCTCCTCTTTGTAACGCTTGTTCCAATAAATTGATTGACAGACTCTCACTATATGCACTTCCTGGTCCAACGTCTACAGTTGTTTCAAAGTCTATATCTCTATACATTGCTCCATTAAACACATTGGTTTCTGCATTGTTATCTTCTTCTACCATATACTCCGTATCAAAATTATAATAAGCCTTAAAGAATTGTTCCCACACTCTTGCTATCTTTTCGTGCACTCTCCAAAATCTCTTTTGAATATCTTCAATAGGTACTTTAGCTTGTGTTTGTAGTGCTACTATAGCACTACCACTCATATTCTTGCCTAACACTTCTCCATTTGCTACTTCTGTTGCTCCTGTAACAACTCTTGTTACTTCCAATAGCTTGTCTGATATGGTTATAGGCATACTACTAAAAGCTGGTGGATTTAAATACTTAATTCCATTAAACATTGGGCTATAATCTGTTATTACTTCTCCTGGTTTGTTTGTTATTGTCTTACCTTGCAATGCTCTCGGATGTAATATAACTTTAGGAAATCCCATATTTTGAGATGCCATTTGCATCATTGCATAATTAAAATTAATTGCTTTTTGTGTTGGAATAAGTTGTTCTACTTCTCCTATACCATAAATGCTTTTTTCTCTTTCCTCGTGGTTTCCTACTACAATAGGATATAATGACATCTTATATTGAGAATGTTCTGGTTTATCTATATCAACTGCCTCGTTGTCTTCGTTCGTCTTATCTTCTTCATCTATATCTAACTTAACTTTTGTCGCATCTGGCGTTAATGGTGTTTCAGGTTGTACTATCATATTTTTACAACTTTTAATATAATATACTTCCCCATTCTTTCTGAAATATCTCGTAAGCACTGTCGCATATTCTTCTCCGTCTTGCTCTTCATAATCGTAATTTCTCTCGCTGTCATCATCTGCTGTTATCAGTTCTATTTCTGTTTTAGTTATTCCATTTTTCTCTGCTATCTTTTTAAGGGTTTGCACATTTTCTCGACTTTGAATAATAATCCACTTTTGTTTTTGCTCGTCTTTTTGCTTTGGATTAGCAAATACGATGTTTAAACAGTCTATTATTTGACCATTTAGCCCACCATCAAATTTTGCCATTCCAGTTGTGCTTTCTCTATCCCAGAAGTAATGAAACACATAAGTTCCTTTTTTAAGCCCGTCTAATATTGCTCTATCGTCTAAATCTTCTTGTTTAATCTCTTTTCTGATATGATTAGCAAAACTAGTAAAAGCACTAGCTCCCTTAGTTGCTATGTCTGACTGATCTTGACTATATACTAATGGTTTATATATTGTTGATATTTTACTCGATAGGATATTTGCTTTTTTACCATTTACTATATATTTTACAATATTGATTACCGGCCTTGGCATATTTTTTGTTTTCTCAGTTGCTTGTGGCCATTGCCTTCCTTCAAAGAAATCTACGCTTTGTTCACAAGTTTCTTTTAATCTCAATTTCTTTTGATAAGCTAAACCTTGTTCCCAGTCGTTCCAAATTTTACTTGCTAATTCTTCTCTAGTCATCGTTACTCTCCTTTCACTTCTCCGGTCATATACTCGTCATATATATTTGTTTCTTGATTTGTTTTGTCTGGACCGTTTAGCCATTCATTAAAAATTTGTTCTGCTGATGTTTGTTTTTCTGTTGCTTCTTTCTTGTCTGTTTTTTCAACAATTGTTTTGTATATAAATGGTGCTATTCCTAACACATAACCTACTACTACTGCTATTAATACCATATATCTTCATCCTCCTCTTCTGTTTGTAATTCAAAAGGTAACTCTTGTTTTTTTGGCATAAAAATAGGCTCTTGTGTCCAATAAACACAAAAACCTCTTATTGCATCCACCGAATGTGTTAACTCATGTGGTTCGTTTGCTATATCTCCAACTCTTTTCTCATCATGTTGTACTTGTGGCAAACATCTTATTAAGTTCTTACAAGTATTAAATATTTTTAATCTAGCTGTCATACAACCTTGTTCGTCTTTATACGGCTTTAGCCATTCTTTCATTTGAAGCCAACCTTGTATTCTGTCATTATTTGTTTTATATAGTGTTATTTCTCCCTCTTCAAATATATCTGCTGTGCTCTTACCTGTTTCTTTGTGTCTATTCCACAAATCTGGTGGTGCTAAATACAAATATATCTGTTCGTTTGTCATTTCTTTTATTTTATCTCTAGCTTGTGATACTAATAAATTACTTTCGTAGACCTCTCTAAACACATATGCGTTATTATTATAATCTACCGCTATCCAATAACCAGCTAACTTATCTAATCCATAGTCCATTGCAAAATAGATATACCAGTCTTTTGGTATTTCAAATGGTTCTATTACATGTATATCTCTTTTAAATTCTGTAAAGAATTGTCCTTCAAATATATCCCAGTCGCCATAAAGCATTGCCTTTTTTCTATCTTCTGGTAAACTCTCTAATGCTTTTACATAGTCAGGATCATTCTTCATTATATATTCATTCTCATAAACCAATGCTGGAATAAAGTTATATTCTTCTGGATTTTCATTTTCTGTATAATCTCTATCTATAAACAATCTTTTAACCCACGCGTGTCCAACTCCACCAGGGTTACAAGTCAAATACATTCTTGGCTTAATTTGTTTTTTGCATTGTCCTGATAACCTGTTGCTTTCTTTTAAGCAGTTGAATTGAAACTCTGTAAAATGTGTAGCTTCTTCAATGAATATTGCCTCATATGCTTGTCCTTGATATTGAAGTACATCTGCTTCATTATCGCAATATCCTAATACAATTCTACTGCTATTAGGGAAATCAAATACTTTCTCTTGACTTTTGTATTGAGCTATTCTGTCGTTTTGCTTGCATTTTAATTCTTTCTGTAATGGCATTACATGATTTTCTCTAAGTTCATTTAGTGTTCTTCTTAAAAGTAATATTTGAATACCCGGATAATATAATGCTAACAATACAGCTTTTATTCTTGCTACATATGACTTGCCTCCACCTCTTGCACCACCATAGCAAGTATATTTTGCTTTACTTTTACAAAATTCTTCTTGCTTTGGATACAATTTAGGTACAATATATTCCATTATTGTGATAATTCCTCTACTTTCTTATCCATTTTTATATTTATATCTGTATTTGATGTGCTTTCTCCTTTGGCTAGTGCACGTTTATCATACATTGTTCCTATTGCTACTGCCAATTCTTTTAAACTATACAACTGCATTCCTGCTATTTTAGCTACTAATGCTTTTTTCTTTGTCTCGTTCATTTCTTTTTTATCTGTCATCCATATCTCATCGATTATTTCTTCTAACTCATTTTCATGTTCTGTTGCTAAATCTATTCTTTGTTCCATTAAATTTGTTGCCTTGTTTATTATTCGTGTAGCTGTTTCCGTAAATTCTTCCTTTTTTTGTATGCATAGTTTTGTAAATTCTTCTTTGTCTTTATTCTCTTTATATATTTTTTCTACTGTCTTTACAGGTATATTTAATTGTCTTGATGTTTCATTGAAATTGTTCGTACTAAACATACTTATCATTATCTTATATATAGTTTCGTTGTCTGTTTTCTTCCCTTTTGCCATTCTTTCCCTCCATATCCGCACAAATCTCAAAGTACACACACTTCTCGCATTGTTTTTCTCCCTCAACAACACACTTTTGTCTTTTCTTGTTTGTGTATGCTTTCTTTTTCTTATACTCTTCATCTATATAAGACGCTATTATACTACCTCTCATCTAAATACCTCTTTTGTGTTTATATTATGCTCTATGTAATGCTATTTACTTTAAGCCGTTATCAGCTAAATAAGTTCTGTAGCACTACATACAAAATAATAGCAAAAGAAGCATATTATTAGTATGCTTCCTCAGAAACTCCTTCTACTACTTGGTAGATGAGTAAATTGCAATATGTAAGGGATTTTAATTTTATTTTCAACGCAGGTATCCCTACTTTATACTGCGCATATCTAGGAGCGACCTAGCTACTGGTATAATAATTTATTTAGTATTATTATTATCTTTTATGTGGCACATTTCTGTGCCTGCCCGCTTGATAGGGCAAAGTTTAAGGAGCTAGATTTCTCTAACTCCTTTTCGACCTACTACTATTTTAACACATTTTTTTGTCAAAAAAGGGTCAATTTTGGGTCAATTTCGGGTCAACTTTTTTTAATTCTTTATAAACGGCATATACTAAGTCCCTTTTTCTCCTTTTGTATGTTTCTTCACTAACTCCTAAACCGTCTATTACTTCCCATTTTGTTTTGCTTTGTATATATAAGTTCTCAAATATGTATTTACTATCTTTATTAACTAGTTCCACTGCTTGTACTACTGCTTTGTATTCTTTTATTGCCTTCTGCAAATATTCATTTTCTTGAAGTTCTATTACTGCTTTTAATGTTCTGTCTGATACTGAATAAGGTGCTTTAGGCATTCCGTCTAATACTGGAGAGCCTATGCTCATTATATCTGCTCTTATGTTCATAATTTTTAGGCAATTATAGTTATACCTTTTTAAGCATAAACTTGCTTCTTTGTATTCTTCGTTACTTAGCCTCATCATTTGTCCCTCCTATCTTCATTAAAATATAATCTAAAACTTGAATTTCTTCATTTATTTTAAGTCTTATTTTTTTATATCTCTTATTTTCTACTCCTAATGTATCTTTCAAATTTTCTCTCATCTTTATGTGCATATCTCGTTGTTTTTTTATAAGAGTTATTGCTTTGTTTGCTTTGCTCAAAGGTCATTCCTCCTCAATTTTTAAAATCAAATATCTGCTATCTCTTAAATGCTTTTTAGATATAGTTGTTCTAATGCTATTATCTGAACAACTAAAAAATTTAGATAATTCTTTTATATTGAATATTCCTACGCATTGCTCATTGTTTTTCAAGTCATATACTCCATAAAATTTCAATTCTATCCTCCGTTTGCTTTGTTTTCAAAATATTGTTTGATACACTCTTTACATTTTTCTGTATCCTCAAATTCATTGCAATTTGCTTTTTGCCCCATTTGTTTGCAGATGTCTTCGTCTATATCATGATTATTTATTGTTTCTGCCATTAAATCTATTATTTTATCTTTTTGATCCATTTCTTGTTTTTGCCATTTCATATATTCATCTTTAGCTCTAGCTAATTCATCTCTCATTTCTCTTACTTTTTGAATTAGAATATAGTTTTTATCTATGTGCTGTTGTATTTTCTTTATGTTCTCAAACGGCGTATTTCCAAATAATTCTTCAAATTCTTCCTCGTTCATTTATTCCTCACTTTCTAGTAATTTTTGTAAGACAATTATTTTTTCAACTAATATCCCACAATGTTTTTTTACATTTTCATTTGGTATATTTATTATTAAATTTTTATCTATATTTCCATAGTCACTTAATATGTCTTTGTATTCTTTGACTAGCTTCGCTATCGTTTCTTTCACTTTAGATTTCGGAATGTAATTTAATTTTATATATTCTTTACTCAACATTTCTTTTCTATAGTATTCATTCCATACTTCTAGCTCTTTAACTCTTTCTCTTAATTTACCATTTTCTTTTCTATGAGATTCTTCTATTTCTTTTAACTCTTTATATGCTTTTAGTAGTTCTTCTATTGCTTCTTTATCTACATTATCTATTGAATAATCATTATTAAATTTTGTTGTTATAATTTTATTTAATCTCTCTACTGCTTGTTCTTTTGTCATAGCTTGTCCTCCTCAATTGGTAATATTTTAAAATCTATTTTAGCTCCAGTTTGTTGCTCTATTAGATGTTTTGTGTTTACTATAATTTCTGGATTGCAAGCGTTGTTTGGAATATTGTCTATTTTTAATATTGCCTCAATTTGTGGTCTCTCAAATAATTCTTTTGGAATATCTAATTGTATTTTACACGCAATTTCATTATATGCTAAATCTGGTTTTGTTTTTCTAACACCTTTTATACCATTTTTATTTATAATCAACCAATTTACAAACTTCATTTTATTTTCTCCTTTCTAGTAGTTCTTGTAAAATTCTTTTTTGTACTAGCAATTTTCCTGCCTTTTCAATAAATTCTTCATCTAATCCACCTTTTGAATTATCAATACTTTTACCTATTTCTCTATTTAATTCTTCTATTTTGTCTTTTATTTTTTGAATTGGAATATAATTTTCTTTTACATAATAGGGTGAAATCAATAATGTATGTTCTCTAATTCTTTCTTTTAATTCTTCATTCTCTCTTTGTGATTCTTTAATTTGTTGTTTTAATTTTTGTTCTGTTTCATAACTTCCCTGTTCTAAATTATTCCACTCTTCCCAAGCTTGCTCTTTTTCTTTCTTTAATATTTCATTCTCTTTTAATGCTCTTTTATAATCTGATAAAATTGTTTCTTGAATATTTATTAGTTCATCAGCTCTATTTATTTTTTCTTTATTATTTTTTTCGTATTCTACCCAATGTTCCATTATTTTTATAGCTTCTTCTATACTAATTTCCACTCTTATTTATTCCTCACTTTCTAGTAATTCTTGTAATCTCTTTTTTATATCTAAAGATTTTGTGTTCATTGCTTTTAATCTTGTTATTTGATAATCATTTTTTCGATAACTTGCATAAATATTTGTATTTTTTGATATTATTTCTTTAGTCTTTTTTATATCATAATCAATTCTGTCTATTATGTCTTTTAATTTTGATTTTGGAATATAATTTTCTTTATATTCATTTAATTTTTTATTCTCCTGATATACTTGTTTTAAATCCACAAATTTTCCAGGTTCTACTTCTATCATATATTTTTGTGTATTTATTTCTATTAAATCGCTTTCAGGTATTAAGTGTATAGTTTCTATTCCATATAGTGTATCATACCTTATGTTTTTTAATTTCTCATTTTCTTTTTGTAGTTTTTTTATAAATTCTTGCAATATTATCATTTCTCTATCGTGATATATCTGTTTTGCTATTTTGTCATATAAATTTTTTGTATTTATTATGTTTTCTATTTCTTGATTACTTATTATAGGAATGTTTATTTTTATTCCATTATCTACTTCTTTCTTGTTTATACTATTTTCTTCCACTTTTTCCCTCCTCGTAAATCTTTTCTGCTTTATTATAATCAATCATAGTTAATACTGAACACATAGTTTCGTAAGACATTTCATTGATTTCTTTATCTGTTTTACCTAATTTAATACCTTGTGGCATTACCATAGAGTTTCTTATGACCATAAATAATGCTAATTTATATTTATTTTTCATTTTATTTAATATTTCTTCTCTTTCTTTCATTTTAAAACACCTTCCTCTTTTTTTATTTGTATTGTTGCCAATATTTTGCACTTGCATATAATTGTTTTTTCATTTTTCTTTTTGGAAAAAATCCATAAATAATACCGCTTCCATTTCCTAAAATGAATATTCTGCTTCCTCCATTACATTCATCTGCTTCCCAATGATTAGTATATAAATTTTTAATATATCCTTTTATTGAAAATTTATCTTGCCACCAAAAACAAGCTTTATGATATTTTATTTCGTATAATTTTCCATTGTATTCTATTTGTAAAAATCTAGTTTTTGGTAAATGATTATTTGTAAACCTTTTTATTTTTTCATTTAAACTTAATTTATTTTTTTTCACTTAAAACACCTCCTAAAATATAATAAAATTATGAATACTATCTGTATATTCTTTATATTCTCGCCCCTCATTTATAGATATTTTGAAATCATATTCGCCATTTTCTATTACTGGTTCAATTTTTGTTACTATTCCACTATGTTTGCCATCTTTTGTTGTTAATCTATCTCCAATATTAAATCCTCTCATTTTATCCACCCCAATTCTTGGCATTTCTTATTTATTGCTTGTAGTTCTTGCATAGTAACTGCTGGTGTATTACTTCCATCATATCTTATTGCTATTGCTTTTTTATCAAGTATAAATAAAATACACATTGTGTTACTTTGCTTATCATATTGATAATAGCCTTGATATTTATCGGTTATATGTTTTTCGTATCCGTAACTCTTCAAACATCTCATCAGCTGTTTTCACTATGTATCACTCCTCTCCTAAAACCACTTCTGCTCTAATAAATTTTACAGTTGCATAATAACTTGATAAGGTTTTCTCTTCTTTAGAACTTTCTAATAGTTTTTCAATTTTTTCTATATTCTCTTTTGTTGGCTCTTTATCTGTAATAAATGATATTTCTACATTTACTCCAACATCACTTATTCCGTAAACCGCAACTTCTCATAAAATTACTATATAATCTATTGCATTGTAATGCTAATAAAAAGTATTTATATTTCATATTTTATTTACTCCTCTCTTAAATCGTATTGTTCTATATTTTCTAAAGCTTCCTCAAAATTATATCCTAAACAAGGGTCAAAATAATCTTCATCTTCATCACCACTACAAAAATTCCAACCACCTTCGTACCCACTCATTTCACCACCAGACCTTATAGTTTCATACCACACTTCTACATTTTTATGTCCTAATTTTTCTAGCTCTTTTTTTAATTTTTTAGCTTTAGGTGTATTATTCACTTTTTTATCTGTATATCTTCCCATATCTTATTTACTCCTTCTACGTTTCTTTCCAAATTTTTGTCTTCTTCTTTCTTCTCTATTTCTTGGTTTTGGATTTTCAGCTTCATATAATGCTTGTAATTTTAATCTTTGTTTTTCAGTTAATTTTATATCTGTGTATTCGTATTCCATATATCTTTTTTACTCCTTTACTACTAAATTGGCTTGGATTAAATCTTGTATATATTCTTCTTTTAAAATTGCATTTGTATTATCATTATTAGCAACAATATTTCCATCTGGTCTTATTTCTATAAAATAAGGTTCTATATATTTTGCATATATTTCATATTGTTCAGTTAGTCCTATATCCATTTTCGTATACCCAAACTTTTCAAGTTCTTTTAAATCTACATCATCTCTTATCTTTAATATATCTATTCCCCCTAATAATTAACTTTAATTATGTAACTGTTAGATTCTGGTTGATAATCTATACTTAGTCTTAAATCTTGCATTTTATCTATTCCATATCTTTCTATTTGCATTCCACCTCTTAAATTTCCTATATGATTAGTTATTGCAAACTTTACTATATTTTCTAATTGCCTAGTATAAACACTAAATTCGGTTTGTTTATCTAATTTTTGTCTTAATCTTCTATTTGATAATCTTTCTGTTTCTAAATCATCTCTTAATTTTATAAGTTCTTTAATTAATCTTTTTACTTTTCCTTTAACACTCATCTTTTCCTCCTACTTCAATTGTTAAATCGCTTATCATCATGTCACTTATATTAAATCCGTAATTTGTAAATAGTCTAATGTATTTATTTTTATTTTCACAATCTATATTCATTCCATATTCTTTTTTGTTTAATAAATGAATTACATCACCTTCCCAATGACACCAACCTATTTTTTTCCCTTCTGCATTTTCAAAAATAAAGTCATAAGATTTATAACCATTTTTGCCCCAGAATCCGATTATATGGTTTGTCCGGAATTATATATATTCCATTTATTTGCTCTGTTGGTTTTGTTTTTAGTTCTTGTAATTCTTTTCTATATTCTCTATTCATCTTCTCCTCCTACTATCTTTAATATTTCTAATATGTAATATTCTTTATTAGGCTCTGCACCCCATTTTTCTTTGCCTTGTCCTACTCTTAATTTACACACACAGGTCATTTGTGGAGCATTGTTTCCGTATCCATTTCTAAATACTACCCTATAATAAATTTCTTTAAAATTTGGACATTCTAGTTCAATATTTAATTTTGCTATTTCATAATAATTTTTAAACCTTTTAGTCCAGTATGGTTTTATTTCTCTATACTCTTCTTTCTTCTCACCACTTTTTATCATATCGAACCATTTCTTTTTAATTGGTAATGTTAACATTCTTCTCCTCCTACTTCCACATATACAGGAAACTTACTTAATATTTCCTCTATTGTTGGTATTTCTTTTTCTTTTAGCCAATTTCTTAATCGATTATTGCAACTTGTGCATAAATCAAAATCTTTTGTTGCAGCACAAGCTTTTGAATTATATTTGTAATATGTGTGTCTTCTTCCTCTTGTTATCTTGATTCCACATTTATCACAATAATATTCAGGATGTCTTGTTGTTCCTCTATTCATTTTCTCCTCCTAATCATACCAACCAAATATTGTTGGTGTACTTTGTCCTGCTACTGCTATTGCCCACTCGTTATGCCACTCTAAACTAATTATATATTTACAAATATGTGCTAATAAATTTTTGTTTTTTGTTTTAAATGTTATAAATAATATCTTGTTTTTAGCTTTATATTTCTTAATATATTTTTCTATTTCTTTTAATGTAGTATCTCCCTCTATGGATTGCTCCATATTACCTAAAAATTCATTAAGTTCTTCATATTGTCTTCTATTAAGACTATGTACTAATTCATAAAGATGATTAAAGTATTCGTAAAATTCTTTTTCAGTTCTCACATATTCGTTTACTTCTATCTCTTTCATATTTCCTCCAATTCCACAATTACTCTGCTTTTGTTTGAATATCCGAAACTGTCTGTAAAGTTTGTTACAATTTTTCTGTTATCGTCTTCTAATACCCCTGCATTTACTAATGCGTCTAGTATGAATTTCTTTGCAAAACAAATATTGTCTAGATCACGTCTTTTATTTTCTTCTATCCAAGTAAAATGTCCTATAACAGGCTTATCTAACTTCAAGTTACCTAGCTGTTCCTTAATACACCACATAATATAAGCCTGTTCTCTTTGTTTTGCTTGATTCCCTTTATATTTATTTTCTCTATTTAATCTAGTATACTCGTTTAATCCCATTAACCTTTTATCTATTTCAAATCTATATTTCATCTTTTGCCTCCAATCTGTCTAATATACTTGTCCTATACTTATATGTTGGGTTTTCTTGTCGTTTTCTTAAAACACCCTGTTCTTTTAGATTTTGTATTATATCTCCTGTTATTAACTTGTTATTGTACTTGTCTGTAAACTTCTTTATTACCTCTATGGTGTCTATGTTGTTTTTAATTTGTCTGCGTTCTTCTCTCAATGTTTTCCTTAGTCTCCCTACTTTTGCTAATTGAGGGGCTTTCAAATTGCGACTTTCTATATAATGATCTAAATCTGATAATTCCATATCTTTTTGACTCAGCTTTTCGTATTCCTCACTTAATTCTTTAGCTGTATTGTTGAATAAATTAAGCATATAGTTCATTAAATCTTCTATAGGCATTTTTTCTTTAGCTCCTCTCGTAATTTTTCTTGCCAGTTATTAATTCCTGGTACAAAACCTTTACATCTCATTACTGGCTTACAGTCTGTATCTTCTTGTTTGTTACAGCCTAGACAGTAATAACATAGCGTATTCTTTTCTATTTGTTTCATAATTTATTCCTCTGGCATTCTATATACTTTAGCATCTATCTCATACCAATATACAATATTTCTTAATATTTCTTCCGCTCTTGTTTTTGTATCGTATTCGCCTAAATCCTCATATAAACTATCTACTGTTTCAAATCTTATAAAATATGCTTTTTCTTCTTCATCTTGTGTTATATACACTTGTGTTAGATTGTCAAAATTTATTATATTATCCTTATCTTGACTTACAATTATCATAATTGCCTCCTTAAAATGGTAATGGTTCATTTTGTTTATTTATTTCGTCTACTAATTCATTCACTTTTTGGGCTATTAATGTTATCTTATCTCCCGTTAACCTACCTTCTAAATCTAGCTTTTCTATTTCCCAAGGTTGCTTTGCTATTCTGAACTCTGTTTCTATATCGCATAAATATCTAGTGTCAAATTCCCCTGGTTGCCAATTTAATTTCTTATCCCTATATGTTATATAAGCGATATGTTTTCCATTCTCTGTCTTTACTTCTATTTTTGTATTCTCCTCTATCTCTCCACTATGTATTCTTTCAAATAATTCATTACTTTTCATAAATTCCTCCTAATAACTTGGTATGTGATTTTCATTTTCAAAAATCATTTTTTCTATTTCTGTTGTTAATCTATATACTGCTACCTCTTTATTTGTAACACTACATTTCTTTATTTTTTCTGTTGTTACAAAACCTAAACTTTCAAGTTCTGTTATTCTTGGCCTTGCATTATTTACATCTGCTGTGTTTGTGTAATGTTTTTTATATAATTCCTGTGCTATCTCCCTTGTTGTCATTTCTTTATTTTCTAATATCTCTAATATTTGCTTATGTCTTTCACTTAGGTGTTCTTGCATATCTTTATAACTCTTATGTCTTGTCATAAATGTTATTGTATTCATTTGTTAATCACTCCTTTGTTTGCATAAAATTGATTTAAATCTATATTTGAGTAGTCTCTCTGTTCGTAATCTGCAAATTGTTTCCTTGGCTCGTTTCTTAACTGTGCTATATTAGGCATAAAAGTACTTGTTTTAATTATGTTTTTAATATTGTTAAAATATCTACTTGCATTTAAATCTTGTAATTGTCTAAACCAAAAATCTCTTTTTTCTTCATCAAATTTTTGATTGTATGTAAGTTCTAGTATTTTTACACCTTTTGCAAATTCTTGTTTATTCATTTAACCACTCCTCTATTGCTGATTTTTTAGTACTACTTTTATTTCTTTGTTCCCACGTTCGTATTGTAGCTTGCCAATCTTTCATTGCATTTTTGCCAATTTTCCACCCATTACTTTCATAGTAATCATAAAATTGTTGTGCACTAATATTATTTTTCCTTTCGCAACAATATTTTTGTATTTCTTCAACAGTTGGTTTTTGAAATTTCTTTTTTTTATCTTTCTTTTTAATATCATTATCTTTATCATTATCTTCTTCATCTTCTTTATCTATATCGGGTTTTTTGGCATCCATTTGGTTTTTTTCAAAACCGTTCGGTTTTTTCTAAACCATTTGCTTTTTTAGGTCTTCCTCCTCTTTTTGCATTCTCTCTATTTTTCTCACATCTAGCCTCGTATTTTTCTCTATCTCTATCTAGTTGTGTTTTTATAAAAGAGAAAGCTATTTTTATCACGCCATCTAACTGTGGTATTTCTCTAGTTCTTTCATATTTAATTATTGCTCTCATAAGCTGACCTACTTGTTCGTCTGTTAGCAAATTGAATTGTTCTTCATAATCTAAATATATTAAGAAACTGCTTTTATCCATTTGCCTTCTCCTTTCGTAAATAAAGGGCTAGTTTTTGTTGTCTAGCCCTTGTTGTCTTAATCTTCTTTTAATTCTATGTTCTTAATTAATTGTGTACCAAAGTCTTTGAAATTTTCGTATCCGCCTTTACGACCACTAATTATCCATAATTCTTTATACATATTATCCTTTAATTTATTTACTAATTCTTTATCTTCGTAATAGCAATAAAATCTATCTTTTTCTATGTTTTTATTTTGTATCATTCCTTCTTGCGTTGGTGTATTTGTAAGGTATTCAACTTCTACTTTGTAATATGTTTTGAATGCATCTTGTTCTTGCGTTACTGATGTTATTCTTGCTAAATCTTTATCACTGCTTGGCTTATAATCTATATATCCATGCAATCCTCCTATTGCGAATGGAACAATTAAAAGTGCTATCCAAAGTATTCCTGATAAAATACCCCATCCTAATTCATATCTATCATCAGCTAAATATGCAAAGATACAAGCTCCTACTAATATCATTATCTCAACTAATATTGTTATAATTATCATTTTCATTCCTCCTATAAATAATTTTTACCATATCTTAATCTAAATTCTTCTTCTGTTTTATTGTAATATTCTTGCCAAGTCTTTTGAGCAACTACTTTCAACCACTCCCATTGTTTAGGATTTAAATGAATTGAGTCATTGCCCGTCCTGTGTTGATATGGCACAATAAATATTACTAGACCATCTTCTATTGACTTATCTCTGTTGCCTGTTCTACCTTCAAATATTTCATGCCTTTCACTTCCTTGAAATCGCTCTGTTTCGTAATACGGATTTTGTGGCATTATGCTAAACTCTTTCATTCTCTATCCACCTCAACTTTGCTATTTCATTTGGTGTTAGGGTTGGTATTCCTTGTTGCTCTGCTTCTTGTATAGTACCTTCTAAAAGCACATTAAATTCGTTCTTATCCATTTCTGAGCTTCCCTTGTATACTTTATATACTTTAAACTTTACTCCGTTTATACTGGTTTCTCTATCAAATTCAAAGTATCTTATATAACCTTTTATATCTATGTCGCTTTTTATAGTTATTAATGCTACTTGTGAATAATCTTTAAGTAATCTAAAATGTGTTTCTTCTTTAGATAATTTCAGTTTGTTTGCTAACTCATTTACTAACACCCAGTAATAAGCGTTTTGTGTTAATGTTCTCTTTTCTTTATGTTCTTTTATTTCAAATATTTTTGTTCTTTCTTGATTGAATAACCATTTAAGTAATGTTTCTGCTGTACCTAACATAGTTACCTCCTAATTAAAATGGCAAATCGTCTGAGCTAGATATTTCAAAATCATTAGTAGTGTCTAATGTTGTATCTGCTTGTCCTTCTTTTTTACTATCTGCAAAATATACTTCTTCTGCAATAACTTCTGTTATATAATGCTTTTGTCCTTGGTCATCGTCCCAAGTCCTTGTTTGTATTCTTCCAATAACTCCTACTTGTTGTCCTTTTTTAAAGTATTTGCTGACAAATTCTGCTGTTTTGCTCCAAGCAACTATATTTATAAAATCTGCTTGTTGTTCTCCTTCTTTTGCAAATCTTCTATTTACAGCTAATGTAAAACTTGTTACTTGTGTATTTGTTGTTTGTGTATATCTTGTATCTGGATCTTTAGTAAGACGCCCCATTAATATTGTTTTATTCATTGTTATTTCCTCCTTCAATTTTATTTGGTATATCTTTGATTGCTATCATAATCTTTGCATATTGTTCGCTATTTAGCTCTGTTGTATTATTTAAGTTATAATTCTTTTGTAATAATGCTTGTACATTTAAGCCTTTGTTTTCCATAATTTCTTGTAATCTTTTTGCATCTTCTGCGCTAATTAGTTGATTTTTTGGTTTACTTCCTTCTGGAGTTTCTCCATCTGGATCTTTCATTTCTTCTGTTGGAATACAGAATACTTGAAATAGTGCATACTTCATAGCTATTGCCATTGCTTTATTAGTTGCTTTATCTCCACTATCCATTCCTTCTCCAACTGTTACTGCTTCAATATAAGTTCCATCTTCTGCATAAAAAATATATTTTATTTTGCATATAGAATAAATTAAGTTTCCACCTTTGTTTGTTGTTCTTTCTTCTCTAGTTTGTTCTAATATTTGAGGAACAATAAATACTTTATTTTTTGATAACAATGGTTGTAAAGTATTCATTACATCATCTATTCCTCTATACTTAAATCCTTGAGTTTTATTTGTTTGGTCTTTTCCTATTGCAGGAATTTCTTCCATGATTTTTGTTATACTTTCATAAATATTCATAATAATCTACCTCTAAATCTAAATAATTCATTTAATTTAACTTTCCTTCATTAAATCTTGATTTTAATTCTTCTTCAAATTCTTTCTTTGTTTGATAATTTATGTCTATTTGTTTTAATAAACACGCGTAATTTTTTAATAATTCTTCATTACTTAACTCGTGTATTTTCATCAAACTACTGCCTCCCAGTATTCTTTTTCTTCTTGCCTTTCTTCTTGTTCTCTTTGTTTTTGTAATTGTTCTGACACGTCTTCAAATTCGTTTTGTGCTTCATATTTAATTAGCTCTAGCTGTTCAATATAATTCTTATCTGTTAATTCGTTAATTAACGAACTAAGTGAGCTTATTAAATTGTCTAGTTCGTCGTATCTGTCTTGTAGTTCCATTGACTTTCCTTTCTATCTATGCTACAATAAGCATAGAGTTCATATATATTTATTATTGAAATCTAGCTAGTTTTGAGATTGGTAGTCGCGAACTAGCTCTTTTATTTTGTTTAGAACTATTTTCTCGCTGTCTACTGGACAAGCAATAGTTCTATCTGCTACATCTTTTAGTAGTTTTTGTAGTTTAGTATTTTCTTTTGTTAAAATAGTGTTATTATGTACATCTTGTTTTCTTAGATCTTTAAGCTGTTTATTTTCAAAACTCAAATCTCTAACTTGTCTTGCTAAGACAACATTTCTTGAATTTGACTCGTCTATTTTTGTTTCTAGTGTTTCTTTATAGTACATAAGGCTTATTAATCCAAGTAATATTACTAATGCTAAAAACAATGCCATTTCTTTCATCTCCTTTCTTGTAAAATTTTGTAAAATTATGTATAATTACCTCATACTAAAAATATTTTAGAAAGTGAGGTGTTATTATGTCTAGTTTTATGTGTCCATTCTGTAATTCTTCAGTTCCTATTATTTCAACAACATACCGAAATATATCTTGTTATTTTAATAAAGATATTCCACATTATTCAGACGATGATAGTTGGAAAACTTCTGCAATTTTTCAAATAGATATGTTTAGTTGTCCTAAATGTAATAAAGTTAGTTTTGTTGCTAATGGTAAAGGACTTTTAGAAGATATTTCTATTCCTCTTTATCCTAATTCTTTGGCTAAGCAATTTCCTGATTATATTCCTCAATCTATTCGAGAAGATTATGAGGAAGCATATTCTATAATCAATTTAAGTCCTAAAGCCTCTGCTACTCTTGCTCGTCGTTGCTTACAAGGAATGATTCGAGATTTTTTTGGAATTGTGAAACCTCGTTTAGTTGATGAAATTACTGCTCTCCAAAGTTTAGTTCCTCCTACGCAATGGAAGGCTATAGATTCTCTTCGTTCTGTTGGCAACATTGGTGCGCACATGGAAAGTGATGTTAATGTAATTATTGATGTTGATCCTGATGAAGCTCAAAAATTGTTAAAATTGATAGAGCTTTTAATTGATAAATGGTATATATCTCGTCATGATGAAGAACAACTTTTATATGATATTACCGCTATTGCCGATGATAAAAAATCTCAAAAACAAATTAAATCTAATCAGTAGTCTCGTCTAAAGTATCATGACTAGCCAACAAATTTCCTTCAAAATCCCAGTATTGATAAATATATCTTACTGGGTCTTTTTCCGTTCCTCGTCCCAATAATGATGTTGTCTTTATAACTTTCATAACTTCTGCTTTATCTGTTCCTCTCGGTCTTGTTGTTTCCATTTTTCCCTCCTAAAATCCTATTGCTATAAATGCTGCCCAAAATAATCCAAATAGTATGCTTCCTACTATCTCTTTAATTAGTTTCTTTGTTTTCTTTTTCATTCGTTTTTCCTCCCTTCTAAACTAATATTGATTTTGCTTTTTCTAATTTTGTTTCTGCTTCAATTGCTCTTTTTAAAACTATCTCATATTGTTGGTAAGAGACTCCGCCATTTTTATAAACTTTTACTTTATATTGATTGTTAGTTTTAAGTCCTTCAAGTTCTCCTTTTAGCAATTGTTTTTTTACTTCTGCTTCTCCTATGCCAGTTTGTTTCGCATAAGCTCTTGCAGATAAATAATAAAATGGTACTTCCGGCATTACTTCGCCTCCTTTACTCAAACTTCTTCTTATTTTATTTCACAAGTATTGCTTGTATTTTCATCTAAAAAAATTTGTGGAAATATATAATTTATAGGTTTGTTATAAAATTGTGACAACTTTATGCAAATCCCTATCTTGGGTGGTTTGTTAGAATTTTCAATGTTCGAATATTGCTGTTGTGTAATTCCTAAAAACCTTGCTATGACTACTTGTGGTCTATTTCCTCTTAATTCTTTACATTTATTGTTTTTCATACTATTCACCTCTTTTTACAAGTTTTTCTTGTTGTTGCGATTATATTATCACAAGCAAAACTTGTTGTCAATAGTTTTTTACAATTTTTTCTTGTTTTTTATTTACTTATACAAATTTAGCTTGTATAATATTGTTAGAGGTGTTGATATGAATAGGATTAGACAATTAAGAGAAGAATTTAAAATTTCTCAAACTGAATTGGGAAAAAAATTAAATAAGACACAACAACAAATAAGTTTATATGAAAATGGAACAAATGAATTAGATTTAGATGGTTATATAATTTTATCAGAGTTATTTGGTTGCTGTATTGAATATATAGCCGGCAAATCCGACATACGAAATCCACAGCAATCTGATCCTCTTGGGCTTGCTAAAGTCGGTTTTAGTATGGACAAGTATGTTCCTCCAACAGACGCACAAAGAGAGCAGATAAAAGGTTTACTTGAGGTAATATTAAAAGATAATAAGAAGGAGGAAAAATAAATATGCTAACAGAAAGGCGTAGTTTTACAGATGACAATGGAAACATTACAACCATAACTGTAGATGAAATTTTAGAAGCTTATGAAATAAAAGACTTAAAATTAGAAGAATTGCAAGAAAAATATGTAAATATTGTTGACGAGTATGAGGAAAAAATAGACAAATATGAAGAAAAGATAAATGAATTAAACGATGTCAATGAACAGTTTTTATCTTTGACAGAAACTTTAGAAGAATTAAAAACAGAAAATAACGCACTTAATCAAGACAACACAACATCTTTCCTCTCTTTCTGTATAGTTTTTATTATAGGTGTATTTATTGCATTTTTGATTGGAAAGTTTTTTCAAAAAAATAATACAACAATAGATAACAAAGGATAGAACAATATGGATTTATTGAAAGCATTGATTTTACAACTTTTTCACAATTTTGTGAAAAACCTCAAGTTGGTGGACCAACAACAGAGTATGCACTTACATTAAAATATCAATGATGGTAAATAATAAATAAGGAAAAGAAACAGTTTATAGCTTGGCAAATTATTTCGAGGTTACTGAGGCTTTTATAAGCAAATGTGTTGCATTTTATATAGAAAAATATGGAGATTTTACAGAAGAAGCATTAAGTTATTAGTGTTTCTTTTTTTAGAAAGGATTTGAATATGGCAAAGAAAACTAATTATTCTAAAAATGGCAAAAATTATTATAGAATCACAAAAACTATAAGTAAAAAACCTGACGGCACTTCAATAAAAAAAGAATTTTACGGTTCCTGCAAAGCGGAAGCTGAAGAAAAAGCAACTAAATATATTAATGATTTAAAGTTAGGATTAATCGAAAAAGATAAAAAGTATACTATAAATATATTGTTGCCACTATGGTTATATGGAACCAAGAAAAACACAGTTAAAGCATCTACTTTAGACAGCTATGATGGTATATACAAAAAATATATTAAGCCTAATGTAATCTCAAATATTCCAATTAATGATATAAAAACTTTAAAAATACAAGAATATTATAATAATTTAGATACAACTGCTAGTAATGTTAAAAAAGTTCATAAACTACTTTACCAATTTTTCAATTATTCTGAAAAAGAAGGCTATATAGTTAAAAATCCTTGCAATAACGTTTCTCTTCCCAAAGAGAAAAAAACAACATTAGAAGTTTTAAAAAATAAATCTAAATTTCAATATTATAGTGAAGATGAAATAAAAAGGTTAAAGGAAGTTTTTAAAGATAATAAATTCAAAAATGTAGTTTTATTCGCTCTTGGAACAGGTATGCGAAGAGGAGAAATATTTGGACTGCAATGGTCTGACATTGACTTTGAAAAAAAAGAAATACATGTTATACACAATTTAACATATATGGCAACAAACATCACTGAGACTTCTAAAACTTATCATTTAACACTACAAACTCCAAAAACTGAAAACTCAATCAGGACTATACCTATGTCAGACAGTATTTATAAACTATTAAAATCAATTTATGACATAAATTCAACTTATGTGTTTTCTCCTAACGACGGGCATTTTGATATAAAATATTTTGAAAAAGTTTATAAGAAAAAATTAAAAGAAGCGCATATCGAAAATAAGAACTTTCACGACTTAAGACACACATTTGCAACTATGTTATTGGCAAATGGAGCAGATCTTATAACGGTTAAAGAGTTGCTTGGTCATAGTTCTATAAAAACAACAGAAATATATTTAGAAGCATTACCTAAAACCAAAGAAGATATTGTCAATAAAATCAATTTTATTTGTAACTGAGTCGGGAAAAAGTCGGGAAAATTTTAAGAAGTACAAAAAAGCAAGGTTTTACAATTTCTTGTAATCCTTGCCTTTTCTATATTACATAATTTAAATTAAGCAATAATTTCAGATACTACTCCTGAACCTACTGTACGTCCACCTTCACGAATAGCGAATCTTAATCCGTTTTCGATAGCGATTGGAGTAATAAGTTCGATAGTCATGTCAACGTTATCTCCTGGCATAACCATTTCTGTTCCAGCTTGTAATTCGATAACACCTGTAACGTCTGTTGTTCTGAAGTAGAATTGTGGTCTATATCCATTGAAGAATGGTGTATGACGTCCACCTTCTTCTTTAGTTA